ATTTGACGAACTTCTGCATGTCTGGGCAGAAGACTCCCGTAGGACCCTTCCCGTCAATCTCAATCGCATGGCCTACAAACTTGCCGACCGTCATGCCATGGTTGAGCTTCATGTTGAACCCACACAAACGCCAGTCTTCCGTCATGCGCGCGAATTGCGCCGGTTCGAAGGTTGGGAATGTTTGTATCCCCGAGTCGTCCCCTTCGAAACCGCCAAACAGCCATCTGTCTGTTCCCCACCTGTCCTTAGCACGTCTGCGCTTGGGATCCAAGAAAAGAACACCGTTGTCACCAAAGACCAACACCATCCACATCACGAAATTCACGAGGAAGTTGAGTACCGAAGTGCCGGCATGACCGGAGCGACGAATCGCTTTAATCTCGAAGAAGAAGAATTCCTTCACATCGGTCTCAACATCCGTGCCCTTCTGCTTGAAGCGCAGCTTGAGCAGTCTCTCGGTGTTGATCTTTTGGTGGGCCAATCCCCACTCGATCGGCCAAACAGTCTGGACAATGACTGTCAGGATGTGTGCAAGGAGAGGGTTTTCAATGATATCCCTGATTTCTGCACTGCAGGTCGTATCCCACGCACTGCCATCCCCCTCAATGAACTCCCCATCAATCTTCATCTTGTTTTTGTCCCGCATGTTCTCCTGGCGCATGTGCTCGAGAAGCTCGGCAATGGCCACATGGGTGGGTTTGTGTTTGATGGAGTGAACCTCGAGGTTCTCGGGGGCGAACAGGATGCTCTCCATGCATTTGATTGCCATGAGTGCATACAACTGTCCGATATCGCCATCAATTATGATGAGTCGTGGCGCCTTCCCGATTTCATAGTTCTCAAGCTTGACTTTGCATTCCAACTTGTACTCCGCCTTGATCCGCTCTTGGGCCTGCGTTTCCACGGCGCGAGCCCTTTCCTGGCTCCATTTCCCGCTCATGAGGTCTTTCATGTCGACGACACTGTGAAGCCACTCTTGGACACGATTTGTGCTGAACATCCCTTGGTTGCCCATCATCTCATGTAAGATTTTGCCAGCTCCCGTCCTGACGAAATTCGGGATGTTCCTGGCTCGTGCCTTCTTGTTGATTCGTTCCTCCACTGCCGTCTCCAGATTGCTCTTGTCGTTCGAAAACACGTTGGGCTCGACCGTCATAGGCCCAATCTGTACACCCACAAGCTGCGCTGGCTTAGCGACGTCCGCTGTCTTCCCCAAGATCCCAGTGTACCCCCACAATTGGATCTTGTTCCCCTCGACAAGCGACTTCCACACGCCATCATTCGCGCTGTGGGGCAACCAGCCCTGAGCCAAAGCAATCCTATAAGCCTCTGCGGGTGTCATGTGAATGTCCATGACATTCAACGCCTCCAAGACATCGTCCTTGAACTTGGCCAAAATCCTCTCTTCGCGTTTGCGTGCTGCTAAATCGACCGCAAGTTTGTCCCACACCGCTGATCCCAGGGTTCCTAAGCCTAGTAAGGCCGAATCAATCGGGTCAGTGTCCGGGTCGTCGTCCCTTGCGTTCATTGTTCGTGTGCGCGCAAACACATA